ATCTAATTCACTATGTCCATTAACATCTAATCCGGTTAATGTTCCAACTGATGTGACATTTGTTTGTGCTGCAGTTTGTAATGTTCCACTTAGAGTTGTTGCAGTAACACCGGCAATACCAGTTATGTTTGTGGAGTTATCACCGGCAATATTACCATTAGCAGTTATATCACCAGAAACAGTTAGAGCACTTAAAGTTCCAAGTGATGTAATATTGGTCTGAGCAGCAGTATTAACTGTTCCTGCTAAGTTACCAGTGAATGTGGTAGCAGTAATAGCACCACTTACATTTACGTCATCTAATTCACTATGACCATTTATATCTAATCCAGTTAAAGTTCCTAAAGAAGTAACATTTGCTTGTGCTGCTGTTTGTAGTGTTCCACTTAGAGTTGTTGCAGTAACACCGGCAATACCAGTTATGTTTGTGGAGTTATCACCGGCAATATTTCCATTAGCTGTTATGTCACCAGAAACAGTTAGAGCAGTAAGAGTTCCAAGTGATGTAATGTTAGGTTGTGCTGCAGTATTAACTGTTCCTGCTAAGTTACCAGTGAATGTGGTAGCAGTAATAGCACCACTTACATTTACATTATCAAGTTCAGTATGTCCATCTACATCTAAACCACCACGAAGAATTGCATCATAATTAGTATTAACAACATTTGAGTTAGTTTGAACAGCATTACCCATGTATGCATGAGCGGTGCATTGATAATGGAGAACCACTGGGGTTTGATCACTTACTGTTATTTCAGTATAAGTATTCTGGAAACTTACACCTGATGTATATTCTGTAGTCTTATCTGCTTCAAGATAGAACTTGAAGGGATGACTTCCAGTATTATCATTCGTAAATCTGTAAGTTCTTCCGGGTGTTAATGTTAAGAATGGTGCCTGAACTCCATTGATTAAATATGCATTACTACTTCCTGTTCCATTGTATCTGTGAGAAGAATCCTTACTTGCAACAGTAACGGTAAATGTAACTGTACTACCAAATGGTGCCTGCAGATAATTAAAGTTAGCAAATGCCGTAGCACTGGATATACCAGAAACAGTCAATGATGTAATAGAACCAATACCACCTATTACATTTGTGGCAGTAACAGCAGTTCCGGTAATATTAATACCATAAGAACCAGTTAGTCTATCAGAAGAAATAGTTCCGGTAGTAATGTTAGCACCATCAGTAAGGTTAAATGCTGTGGTGGCAAAAGATGCCGTTGATGCAGCACCAGTTAAGTTACCAACAAATCCACCTGTTACAATACCAGAAGCATTTATATTTCTGACAACTGTCAAGTCGTTCTCAGTAATCTGAACGTTACCAGCAGCAAGTCTTGTTCCAGTTGGGAATTGGGTCGAACCAATACCGACTGCATAATTACTCAACCAAGCATCAGTTCCAAGTCCGGCAAAAGCATTTTCCTGATACCAATGAAGTCTCTTATAATAAGTACTAAGAGTATCGATACCAACAATACTTAAATCAACTAAGGGATTTCCTACAGTAGAAGCTATAGAAATTCCACCACCGTTTGCAGTAGTATCACTAGATACTTCATTACCACCACTATTAGTGGTAAATCCAGCAATAATATTTTTATCTTTTACTTTAAATTCATTGACATCAAGAGAAGCACTTGTTCCACCAATGAATACATTTCCAGTAACATTAAGATCACTTCCAATCGTTACATTTCCTGGTAATGTGGGATTATTTGCTATTGATATTTGTACATCAGCACCTTCTCCTGCACCAGTAACAGATATTTGTTGTGCATTTCCAGTTGTTGCAGATTTTACATAATCACCTGTAGTGTTAGTTCCTAATCCAACTGAATCCCATTTAGGTCTATTATTACCATTATCATAAAGTAGAACTTGATTAGATCCAGGTGCAGATAAAAATACTGTGCTACTGGGTGCATCTTGATAAGGAATAGATCCTGCCGCACCAGCAGCAAGATCAGTGGCAGTGTTAGCAATACCAGCACTACCATCAACATCAGGTATAGTAAATGTTACTGTAGCAATATTACCACCGGCAGTTGCGGCTGCTACGACACGACTTCCAACGAAATTGACATTAGTAATTGATCCAGCAGTACCTACTATTGAACCATCTTCTTTGATTGTAATACCTTCAGTAGCAGATCCTGCACCCTGAGGTTGCCAAGTTGGTGCCAATCCAGGACCTTGAGAAGTTAAGACTTGAGTAGAAGTACCTGTTGTTAAGAATCCAGTTATTCCTGGTGCCGTTTGATATGAAATTTGACCGGCAACTCCACCATCAATATTAGTTGCAGTGGTAGCAGATGCAACATTAAGATCTGCCTCTACGACACCATTAAGGTTAAATGCTGTGGTGGCAAAAGATGCCGTTGATGCAGTTCCAGTTAAGTTACCAACAAATCCACCAGTGGCAGTTATAATTCCCGATGTATTAACACTACCCTCTGTTCCTATACCAGAAGCAGCTGTCCAGATTGGTTCCGTTCCAGGACCTTGAGAAGTTAATACTTGATTAGTAGTGCCTGTTGTTAAGAATCCAGTTATTCCTGGTTGGGTCTGATATGAAATTTGACCGGCAACACCATTGGCAAGATTAGTTGCGGTGGTGGCAGATGCAACATTAAATGAACCAGTTACATCAAGACTACCAGCAGTAAGAATACCAGATACTTTAGCACCACCAATAATTTCCAGTTCCGATGTAGGATTATCTAAACCGATACCAATCTTAGAAAATGTAGAAATTCCCACAAATGTAGAAACTCCCGATACATTTAAATTAGTAACGGAAGCACTATTACTTATAAATTTATTTGCTGTTACAATTCCAGTAAAATTACCACCACCAACAACATCTAAAGCAACATTAGGTGCAGCACTACCTATACCAATATTTTTTGAAGTATAAATTCCAGTATTAGCATCCCTATACCATCTCGAAATAATTTCAATATCAGCAATAGCAGGATTTCCCGTATTTGTTGATATTGATACTAACTCACTATTATCAGATGTAAAATTAAATCCTATATAAGAACTAACTCCTATTTGATTACCATCTTGAGATACAAAAACACTGTTCTCATTAGTTGGATTAACTGCGGACCATACAAGTCCTCCAGCATCTTTCGTGAGAAAATAACCTGTCTCACCAGTTAATCCATCAGTATCAATTAAATCTCCCCTAAATCTTATACTGGCAGCATCAACACTAGCAGTTGCAGAAGTTCCAATTCCTGCTGCTATTCGTCCATCAACATTAACTACTGTATCATTTGTAGTAATATCAGGAACACCAAAATCCTGACTAATTATTCTTCCTGATATGTATTGCATTTTTTAAATCAACCTTTTGCTGTTTCTAATATGCTCATAGTAAGTTGAAGAACACCGTTCTCATTTCCACTGACTCTAATTTCATCATCAGTTTCTAAAACTAAACGACCTGAAAGAGGACTCAATGCATCTCTTACAGGTATACCTGCATTTTTTATCAAGTCAAATTCCCCACCATCACCTCTATAATGAGAAAATGTAGTCAAATATGTTGTGGTTCCAGTTGATACATTGGCAATTTGTGCTGATACAACGATGCTTGCGGCACCAATTGGAGCAGTATAAATCCCAACAGTTGACGTTGTAAGTTCGTGCCTTATTGTCTTAAATGTATTAAGTGCTACTGCTGCCATTTTCTTATCCTAATGCGATAATTAGTGGATTTACTTTATTTATGATACTCTGATCGAACGATCTACCAGAAATAGTTCCTGTCAATTGATTTGCAACAAGACCATCACCAATTCTAAAGTTTCCTGCCTGATCAGTGCTCGTATAAACAACTTGACCACCACCCTCTTCAACAACTTCATTCTCTTGAATAACAACACCACCAAGTGCTGGTTTTGCAGGGTTGATTGTATTACCAGAACCCACCCACTCAAATGAATGTGAAGAGGTAATTTGTAAACTTACACGACTAAAGAATACTGTTGTGCCTATTCCTACACTATTACTTAATCTCTGATTTAAAACAATTGTAGAAATGCCAGAAACAGGTTTAGTAGCACTCTCAACAGAATAGTAAATAGGGAATAATACGACTTCTCCCGTCGCAGTCACTCCACCACCAACAGGACTATCAAACGTGACTTGTGGATTATCCGAAAGTCTATATTGACTTCCATCGGCAATGATATCAGTGGATGTTACTTCACCGGCAGCATTAATATTAGAAGATCCTTCGGCAACAATACCTTGTGGTCCAGTTGGAGAAGTTATAGTCAATCTTGGTGGTGAACTATATCCTGAACCAGGATTAGTAATCTTAATACCACTGACAAAGTTAAAGAGTTCACCAAAGAATATAACCTGACCGTCATATGGTCTTTGATTACCTATACCAGATATCACAATTGTATCACTATCGATCGCAGCATTTGTTTTTGCTTCACCAGTATATCTGTAAATTGATTTTGAGGTTTGATCACCAACACCTTTAGAGAATAATCCAAAATTACCAAACGATGCATTAGAGTTTGTTAAATCACACTGTCCACCAGACTCAGTAAAGATTGCAATCTCATCACAAATTGTAAAGATTGAAACTAACTGTGCATAGGCACCATTTGTAATTGAAACTCCAATACCACCCTGATTGAATTGAGTAAACGAATCAACACTCATCGATCCAGTAACACCGATGTCTTCTTTATCAGCTGGTTCTGCCTCAAAACCATCAATTCTCATTCCAACACTCTTTGGAATAAAATTGGTGCAGTTACGAATATATGGTCCTTGTGAAATTGGACCAACACCGGCAGAGAAAGGAGGTCTGACAATTCCACCGGATGTATATGTATGTGTTATAGTAGATGTTCCTACATTAACTGCAAATGTATCTCCCGAACCCGAAATTACTTTAAAATCATATCCAAGTGTTCCATCCGGGAATACAGTAGTTGTCAGTCCTGCATAAGAAGAATCACAAGAGAAGCTCAAATCTCTTAAAGTCACAAAATCATTCACTTCTATACCTGGATTAGGTGCTGTGAATGTCAAAATGCCACTTACATTATCATATGCCGCCGTTGTTATTCCAATTGATCTATCAACAATAAATCCACCAGAAACATAAGTATGTGGAAGAGTTGACATTCCGACATTTACAATGAATGATTTATTAGCATTTACTCTATCAACATAAAACTCATTTCCATATTTACCAGACGGGAAGAATTGATTTGTGGTTCCAATTCCTGCTCCAGAATCACAAGAGAATATTAAATCACGAATCTCAAATCTATCTCCTTTAACTGCAGAAATTCCTGGTGCCTCAAGATAAAGACTACCTGTTCTCTCATTATATAATGCACTTGTAATTCCAATTGTGCTTGTAAATCCTGCACCTGCATTGCCCGGATAATTTGTGGTTAATCCGGTTGTTGATGCATTACCATCGATACCATTTTGAATAATACTAGTTACAATTCCAACACAAGTGTAAATTGCTGATATGACATTTGCACAAGATGGAATAACGTTATTAAAACCGGTAAAAGGATCAGGTTGAATCGATAAATCTCTTAACTGAGTATGAACATTTTGATAATTTTGATGTTTCTCTACTGTTCCTGAAATACTATAAGTGTGATCAATGGTTGATATTCCAACATTAACTTCAAAGTTGTTATTATCGACCACATTTGTGACAGGGAAAATATAACCATACTTTCCATCAGGGAATGTCGTTGTTGTAATTCCAGATCCACCGGGACAATTAAATTCTAATCCCAATAACTTTACAGGATCATTCAGAGATAAACCATGAGATGTAGAAGTTACTGTAAGAATACCAGTAGTTTTTCCATATATGGCATTAATTACATTAGTTGTATTACCTGCACCGGTTCCTCCCCACACAGCATTATTAACAACTGCTCTTGCTATTTGTATTGAATAATTAAATGCATCAATGGTTGTTGCTCCGAATCCAACAATGTGATCTAAATTTCCATTAATATCAAAATATTTTTTACCAGCATCAATACACTTCGAATTTCCACCTCTTGTAATATCATGGCACACCGCACGATAAACATCCTTAATGTCATCGGCACAATTCGTAGAATCTATACTAACGGCAGGATTTTTATAGTCTGTACTAGTAATGTATCCTACGGTTTCTTTTGCAATATAATCTAAATTATTACGAATTAATCTAGCGGCATCAAAAAATCGATCAGATGTTACACCCACCAGTGGTTCAAATGCTATCACTGCAGCATTATCAGTCATGTCACGACCATCATCTAATCTGAAACTCACATCAGTGACATGAACACTATTATTCACATGGAATAAATCCCTATCAACATTTTTTGGAGTGACGATACAGTTACGAAGTTCTGTTCCCTCTAAAGAAACATTTTTATCAAGAACAATTGGATTGTCCTCTACATAAATTCCTGGATAAACTTTAATCGTATCACCAGTCAATGCAATAGATGCTGCACCTTTAACTGTTGCCTTAGAATCAATCTCATTTAATCCAGTATTATCATCATTACCATTTACAGTAACAAAAATAGTTTTTCCAAGAACAGAACCAGCACCAACTTCAATAACACGAGTGCTGATTCCAAGTTTTCCTTGATCTTGCTTTAAAAATACCTTTCCATCAAAAGTATTTAAACCCAACTCAGCAAATAATAAATCATTATTTGTTGGAGATTTTGCTGGAACTGCAGACCTCTTAATTCTAATGGGTGTTGCCATTTACTTTATTCCAGATTCTTTACATTTCTCTTCAAAGTATTTATAAAATAATCAAGAAGCATTGTTTCTTCTAGATCCGTAACGATAAAAGTTTACCACTGATTCTGGTTCCATCCACTTCTGAATTCTTTCATAACGATCAATATCAAAAAACTCCTGAGAAAGATACCAGTCTTCCACAGGAGTATAACTCTTACTTTGATTACAAGAATGGCAGGCACACAGACAATTTTTCGTAAAGTCTGCACCTCCCTTTGCTCTTGGAACAATGTGATCTATTGTGAGTTGATGCGTAGACCCACAATAAGCACATTCATAACCCCATTCTTCCTTTATCTTTTGCCTCCATAACCTTTTTGCTTCTGATGAATTTGCGGTGTGGAGATTGAAGACATAGGCTTGAAAGGTATTATAGAGAGGCATAAAAGATTGCGTCTTACCATTATTTAGATGAACTCACCCATATCATAGATATACATTCTTCCCATCATAATCCAATATGACGTGAACACATCCTCAAAGTGTTCTGCGAAAAATCTAAACTTCTCATCAATAAGTTGACGACCTAACACTTGGAAGTGTGCCTTTGATAATGCAAAGAATTCTTCGAGTGCTTCTTCATCTCCCTGCTTGAATCCACGAACATATAAATCCCTAGCAGTATTCATAATCTCATGGCATTCTTCTGGAAGAATAACCTTAGTCCTTCCATCAGGTAATGACAATACTTTATTCTTGATTGTTCCCATCGAAAGTTTCATACACTCTCGACTCTGCTCAACAGATAGTGCTCTCTCATCACCATCTCTAAATGCATGTTGCACACATCCATTCGTACATTCCACAACACGAATAAGTGCAGTCGCATCTAATACTTCTTGAGATTGAGAACTCCAAATGTCCTTCCAATACTTATAATACTGTTGATTAACTTCCATAATATTCACTCATTTGTTTCTAACGGTTCCAATGACCCATGATCTCATACCAAATGGAGTATCGGCAATCAAAGTTTGAGTGTGTTCTGCTACTTCTTTTGGCACCACTAAACAGAATCCAATACCAAGATTGAATACATTACGCATCTCATCCTCAGCAATATCACCTGCCTTCTGAATCTTGTTAAAGAGTTCTGGTCGTTCCCAAGAATCATAGTCAACATCAACTGTAAGACTCATTGGAAGGCATCGTGGGAGGTTCTCAGGCAGTCCTCCACCTGTAATGTGTGCCATGCCTAGGATAGGAACCTCATCTAACAGATGCTGAATGAGACGGGCATAGATGGTGGTCGGTCTCAGCAGTTCTGGCATCTCCTTGTAGTAAATATAATTTCTGTTAAGCAAATAGTTAACAAGAGTATATCCATTACTATGGAGTCCACTACTCTCAATACCAATGACTACATCACCTGCTCGGATATTACTACCATCAACAATATCATTCTTCTCTACAATACCAGTACAAAAACCGGCAAGGTCATAATCAGTTGCTCTAAAATGCTCTGCCGTTTCTCCACCTAAGAGTTCCATACCAGCCATTACACAACCAACATTGATACCATATACAATATCACTGACGTTAGCATCAAGTGATTTGGCAGAGACATAATCTAAAAAATATAATGGTTTAGCACCAGAACATATAACGTCATTGACGCACATAGCAACAAGGTCTTGTCCAATAGTGGTGTAATCAAAAGCAATCCTACAAATATTAATTTTAGTTCCAACACCATCAGCACCAGATATTAATACGGGTTTCTCATATCCTGATGGGATTTCCATCATTCCACTAAAACCACCAATTTTAGGTGCCAATACTTTTAGATACTCTACAAAGGAACGTCCTTTGATAATGTCAACACCAGAAGTTTTGTAATCCATTAGTGAATTTCTCCTTTCGCAATTTGTTCACGACGTTTTAGTTTCCATACTATGTAATCCATTGTCGGAATACACATAGGATTCCAACCTACAAATGTTGTGGATTCCTTACTTGGGATCTTCCAACAGGGAGCATCATCATTATCAAGGTCCAATGATTTACGATACTCATCCTCACCAAGTAAAACAACTGCCCTCTCAGCAGCATTCAAACTCTTGAAACAATCAAAGCAGTTCTTTCTAATCTCATCAGGAATGTGATGTTTCATTGGATTGCAAACCCAGCTGCTGAATAATAATAATCAAACATAGCATATCCTTTACACTTTGCAAGTGTCATATTATCAATGCGTTCTTCAAGAGTATGGTGTGATGGTGGATTACTATTAGGATCAGAAAAATATCTATAGAAAGAACTACCACTAGGAGGCACTTCTCTTTTCAATTTCTCCTTTAACTCCATCATTGCATAGGCATTTTTATAGTTTTCTAATGCTTGATCAAAGTTTTGCATAGTTATTGGATTGCAAGTGGTTGTAGTCGGTCAAGGATCTCACGATAGGCAGGAACAATATCACCTTCATCCTTTCTGAATAGATCCTTATCAAATCTTTCATCACTACCGATCTTCCAGAGTCTCATACTATCGGGACTGATCTCATCGGCAAGATACAAATCACCGTGAGCATCATATCCATACTCAACCTTAAAATCTACAAGGTCAATACCCATGATGTAGAACATCTGACGAAGGAAATCATTGATACGCAATGTCATCTCAATGAAAGGTTCAGGATCATATCCCATCAGACGCACACGATCAGGTGTCAGTAGAGGATCATGCTTACTATCATCCTTCAGAAAGAACTCTACAATAGGTTGTGGTAGTGGAGCACCTTCTACCAGAGTTGTTTCACGAACAATAGATCCAGCAGCACGATTTCTACAAATAACTTCCAGAGGAACGATCTCTACCTTCTTACAGACCATCTTGTTAGCACCAACCATATTAATATAATGAGTTGGGATATGTTCTTTGGAAAGTTTCTCAAAGATAATAGATGAGATGCTACAGCAAAGGGATCCTTTTCCTAAAGGATAATCTTCCATTTCACCATTTCCCGCAGTCACCTTATCATGATACTCAATGATAACCTGCTGTGCATCATCACCAGCATACACAGTTTTGACCTTGCCTTCTATAATTACTTCCATAAAAAAAGAGGGTTTCTAACCCCCTTAGTATATCATTCTTCGGGCTGCTTGTAAAGATCTTCTAGTTTTTCTCTACTGAGATCTACATACATCAACTCTTCACCTGCCTGTGGTGCTTCTGGATGCTTTGGTTTAGGAGGTTTACTCATCTCTATGTTAATAGATTGAATGTTACTCCACATCATTGCAAACGCAGCACCACCAATCAAGGAGAAGCATACAAAATAAAGAAAGACTTCAAAGTTATTCATGATCACTAAAGTGTTTTTGGATAACTTCAATACGCTCTTCTTCATGAGCAATGATATCTAATTGTTCCTGAATAGCACCGAGCACATCTGGGTGCTCACCAATACCAACAGGGTTGTGTAGATAAACTTCTACATTTGCTTTTGCTTTGGCAATGTTACCACCAGCATCAGCAAGTAGAGCATCCAACATTTTAACGCGAAGATTGCAAGACATAATAATTTAAGAGTTAGTTTGTAGTGATGTCATTGTATCATGAAGTTCTCCAATATCTCGGAGACCTTCAACGCTGAACCATGGGGCATTTGCCCAACTGAATCCTTCACCCATGGTGCTATCGGGTGCAGTGATGTACCAATGACATGCGGTGTCTGGTACATCTACTGAACACTTAGACCAATCGTCACTCCACTGTGGGACTTGTACCCACATCAGAGCAGCAAACATAATACTGAATAGTGATTTGATCATGTCTTATTAAAGGTTATGGGTCTAAGTTTTAATTAGAAGAATCGTTATTAAAGAGTCTCAGTTTTATGAGATGGTCTATTGAGAAATTACCCGGACCACTGAGGACGATACATGCTGCACCTCCCCAGTAAAGAACTAAAAGTTCTAACAAATAGATGTTGAATCCTGATGTAAATAGAGCATGATAAATTGCGAATGATATTGTGCCTAAGATTGCTAAGGCACCCAGACGAGTGCCAAGTCCAAAGATAACCAACCAACTCCCCACAACCTCAGAGAATGCTGCAAAGTATGAGGAGAAGATTGGGAATGGAAGATGCAATGGTCGTACAAATGCATCCGCAAAGTTTTCAATGTTTTCTAGTTTCTCATATCCATGATGGATAAGCATGGTGCCTAACGATATACGAAGTAGTAAGAATCCTAGAGACTGAATCACAATGCGTTACCACGAGGTAGAACTTCTTCTGGGAATACGAATGACTCATGAGGTTGATCGACCGGTGCCAACCATGCTCTCAGTCCTTCATTCAATAGAATATTCTTTGTGTAAAAAGTCTCAAACTCAGGGTCTTCTGCCGCACGAATCTCTTGACTCACGAAATCGTAAGCACGAAGATTGAGAGCAAGACCAATAATGCCAATAGAGGATGTCCATAGACCCATAACAGGCACAAAGAGCATGAAAAAATGAAGCCAACGCTTGTTAGAAAACGCAATACCGAAGATCTGCGACCAGAAGCGGTTTGCAGTGACCATAGAGTAAGTCTCCTCCTCTTGCGTTGAATCAAATGCCTTAAAGGTGTTTGCTTGTTCTCCATCTTCATACAATGTGTTTTCCACTGTTACACCATGAATAGCACTGAGTAGTGCTCCTCCCAGTATACCAGCAACTCCCATCATATGGAATGGGTTGAGCGTCCAGTTATGGAAGCCTTGTAGGAAGAGTAGGAACCTAAATATCGCTGCAACACCAAACGACGGTGCAAAGAACCAACTGGACTGTCCGAGAGGATAGATGAGAAACACACTGACAAAAACAGCGATAGGCCCAGAGAACGCAATAGCATTGTACGGACGAATTCCAATTAACCTAGCCAACTCGAATTGACGAAGCATGAAACCAATGAGAGCAAAGGCTCCGTGGAGTGCCACAAAATTCCAGAGTCCCCCAAGTTGACACCACCTGACGAAACTGCCTTGAGCTTCAGGACCCCAAAGTAGAAGAAGAGAATGACCCATAGCATCAGCAGGCGTTGACACAGCCGCTGTAAGGAAATTAGCACCTTCAAGATAGGAAGTTGCCAACCCGTGGGTATACCACGACGTAACGAAAGTTGTGCCAGTAAGCCAGCCACCAATTGACAAATAAGCAGTGGGAAGAAGTAGTAATCCAGACCAGCCCACAAAGACAAAACGATCGCGTTTAAGCCAGTCATCCAAGACATCGAACCATCCTCTTTGCAAAATTGGGGGTGAAAGTGATGAAGTAGTCATAACTCCGTAGTAAACTTATGCTATTTAGTTTACACTTCTTTACAATAAAAGTCAATGAGAGGTTATACCTACTTTTTGTTTTCGATAGAGTTGAGGCCAAGTATCACGAATAATCTCTGCCAACTTATCGGGTGTGGATGAACTAATCACAGACCCTTGACAGAGTTCCAGTCTTGCTGGAATTGTTCCAGACCCTGATCGGTCAATACATGATTATACATTCCCCAGAATACTTTAGGTGGAATTGTACAAATTTCTGCACCAGCACCAAAACATCTTCCTACTTGATGAACATCACGAACTGATGCAGCAATAATCTGAGTGGTACTGAAGTGTTGATTATAGAGACTGGCAATAGTCTGAACGAGTGCTACTCCAGAAAGAGAGTTATCGTTCATTCTCCCTACAAAAGGAGAAACATATGCAGCACCTGCACGACGTGCAAGGATTGCCTGACCGGCAGAAAAGATAAGAGTTACATTAACTTTTTTTCCAACAGCAGCAAGTGCAGTACATGCCTTTAATCCTTCTACAGTACAAGGAACTTTGATTGTGACATTCCATAGTCCTTCAAATTCCATTGCCTGGTCAATCATTTCTTCGGCAGTATCGGCAACAACTTCTGCCGATACAGATTCAAATTGATTACTCATAGAAGAAATCTCTTTGATAACTTCTACGGGATCACGACCACTTCTCTTAATCAGAGTGGGATTGGTTGTGATACCCTCAATCATTCCTGTTGTATTTGCCTTAGCGATTTCATCGATATCAGCAGTGTCTAAAAATATTTTCATTAGTTAACGTGAATAGTTCCTGTCATTCCTGCACCCTGATGAGGACCACAAAAGAAGGTATAATCTCCGGCATCGGCAAAAAGAATATCTTGCGATTCTCCGGGATTAAACATCAGTGATTCTCTTGAGAGGTCGGCACGTCCCTCAACAATAATATTGTGGGGTGGGAGCATATTATTCACAAAGTGAACTGTATCTCCAGCATTTATTGTAACATCGGATGGATCAAAAATCAAGTTTCCACCAGAACCCATTGTAACATCAATAGCCCATGCAGGTGCGGCAAGAAAGAGTGTAGCAAGAAGTGCAAAAAGAAATCTCATTAGGTATTTGTAATTACTCTATCTATCACATTCTTATGTCTGGGTATTTTGGATGTGTTATGAATCCCTGATTAGAAAATTCATTATCATTCCAATGTCTTACTGCATTTGAAACGATTGCAACATTGGTAATTAGATATGTAAGAAAAACAAATGTTCGGATGATGGCAACAACATCAGATTCTTTATCATTATCTGATGCTTTCTGTCCAAGTGCTTTACACCACAATCTCCAAAATGATTTACTCTTTTTCTTTTTACTCATATTCGACCATTAAAAAAGGACTCATCCAGAGTCCTTATTGTATTAATATTTAGTTAAGACCATACAATTTATTCCCTAAGAACCTCCCGACATATACGTTTGCATGATGACTGATTATCATCACACTCAATTAGACAATCATAATAATCGTTAATTAGATTTGACTCCTCCATACTCATGTCTAGGGTTTTACCGAAACTTTTAAGACTTTCTTTCCATCCTGCTAATTGATTATAAGATATAAGATTGTGCAAAATAACCTCCACGAATAAATTTGCTCATAATAAAAACCGACTTAGTTACACTTTTCTCAACTCCCCAATTCTACCATTATTTAGAGAGTTTGTGTGTAAATCAATACAATTCAGAAACAAAAATTTATGCCTACGAGTTTATACTTACACATAAAAAAAGAGACCCGAAGGTCTCTTTCTTGCTATTCAGTTTTTAGATTGTATCAACCAACTGCGGGTGCGGTAAGTGCAACAGGAGTGGACTCAGCAGCAGCAAGATCCAGTGGGAAATTGTGTGCGTTCCTCTCGTGCATCACCTCCATTCCAAGACCGGCACGGTTCAATACGTCTGCCCATGTGTTGAGCACACGACCCTGACCATCAAGGATGGACTGGTTGAAGTTGAAACCGTTCAGGTTGAATGCCATCGTGGATACACCAAGTGCGGTGAACCAGATGCCAACAACGGGCCATGCAGCAAGGAAGAAGTGCAAGGAACGTGAGTTGTTGAATGAAGCATATTGGAAGATCAAACGACCGAAGTAACCATGGGCTGCGACGATGTTATAGGTCTCTTCTTCTTGACCGAACTTGTAACCATAGTTCTGTGACTCAGTTTCAGTCGTCTCACGGACGAGTGAAGATGTAACCAGACTTCCGTGCATAGCAGAGAAAAGAGATCCACCGAATACCCCAGCAACACCGAGCATGTGGAACGGGTGCATAAGGATATTGTGTTCTGCCTGGAATACAAGCATGTAGTTAAAAGTACCAGAAATACCAAGAGGCATAGCATCGGAGAAAGAACCTTGACCGAAAGGATAGACGAGGAATACTGCACTCGCAGCAGCGACTGGTGCAGAGTATGCAACACAGATCCATGGACGCATACCTAAACGGTAAGAAAGTTCCCACTCACGTCCCATATAAGCATAGATGCCGATAAGGAAGTGGAAGACTACCAGTTGGAAAGGACCACCATTGTAAAGCCACTCATCCAAAGATGCTGCTTCCCAAATGGGGTAGAAGTGGAGACCGATTGCATTAGAAGAAGGAACGACAGCACCAGAGATGATGTTGTTTCCATACATAAGTGAACCAGCAACTGGTTCGCGGATGCCGTCGATGTCCACAGGAGGAGCAGCAACGAATGCAACGATGAAGCAAATTGTAGCAGCAAGCAGGGTTGGAATCATGAGGACTCCGAACCAACCGACATACAGACGGTTGTTAGTGCTTGTGACCCAATCGCAGAAATTATTCCATGCGGATTGAGATTGTTGTTGTTGTAGTGTAGCGTTAGCCATTGTTTTGAACTAAAAAGTAAGATCATCAGGGAAATGATGGTTTTACTATTCCTGTATCACCCTTAGACACAGGTATGAAAGACGTTTTTATACACCCTATAGGTCTTGGTTTGAGGGGTGTTACGACTTGTTAAGGAATGTGTTGGTTCCTTAACCTCTCGACTTATTTATAATACTACGGTTTCCCGTCCTTGTCAACTCCCGTGTTGAGAGTGTTTTGAGGTGGTGTCCCGAATACCTTAGTATTATAAGGCATAAAAAAAGACCCGTCAAGGGTCTTGTGCCAGTTATGTGATTGGATCGTTAATCATATGTATATCTTTCAAATTGCTTTGATATTGTCCACCTGTAATAATACCACTCACTTCTGATGGATATGTTGGCCAAGTTATAGGAAAATTATCTCCATTAGGCAAATCTCTAAGTTCTTGTCTCCAAGTTCTAAACTCTGTAGTAATAGCAACATTGCATTCAACTTGCTTAATCACATACATATCGGATATATTAAGAGCATCGTCTCTCATTTCTCTAACAAAAACATATCTCTTACTCTCCTGTTCAGTATCATAAGAACTGATAGTATTATTCCATTCTGTTGATGTTATAGATGATACACCAGAAGAAGAATGTTCCGAAACACTGAAATCATCAGTTGCAGTACATAAAAAATATGGAATACCATTATCGTAATTTAATCTATGAACAATATTAATTCCAGAAATACTAGATGGTTCCTGATATGAAGTTAATTGATCATAATATGTTGCATTATTTGTTGCACCAACACCAGTCGTTTTATGAATTAAGTGGGATTTGATATACATGATTATGCCAGTTGTGTAATTGCGAGTGTACTACTAGTTCCTTGAAGTGATACTGTTCCAGCTGCTGCCAATCTTGCTATGTAAATACTGACTTGATCATTAGCACTCAAACTTAGTGTAGTTGCCATATTTATAGATGATTCAGCATGACCACCAGAGTTTCTAATATAATTATTTGCCGCAATTTCAGTTTGTTGTGTATCATTAACGGCAAACTTTAATCCAATATTAGATCGAGAAACACCTGATGTTATATAAAAATTAACTTGAACTAAATATATTCCATTGTTAGGAACAACAACATGTTCTGATGTTGCAGACCAGGTTCCATTGGAGAATTGTGGTGTTGTGTTAATCCATGAAACTTCACCATAAGATGTGGATGAGTTTAAATCAGGTGTGCCGGTTCCGACATATTTCGCATAATTAGAAATACCTCCTCCACCACCAGATCCATTTGATGCTGATGTAATGCGACCCTGAGCATCAACAGTAATATCTGAGTTGGTATAAGAACCTGCAGAGACAGCTGTATTAGCAAGTTTGTCAGCAGTTACGGCGTCGTCGGCAATCTTACCGGTAGTGACTTGTAAGGCTCCAATGTTACCTTCTTGGACTGCTCCGGTGTTTAATTTAGAGGAAGTAACTGCATTAGTATCAATAGTCCAGGTATTCCCAGAATTAGAGACAGTAATGTCACCTTTATCTCCATTAGGAATTACAATACCAACTTCTGAAATACCAGTAATTCTACCATTGGAATCTACAACTATTTGAGAAACATGTTCTGAATCTCCATAAGTTGCAGCAGATGCACCAGTTAGTCCAGTTAATGCTGACCCAGAACCAGAGAATGATGTGGCAGTTATAATGCCAGTAACATTGATACCACCTGTTCCGGTTATAAACTTACTATTAAGATCTAAATTACCACCTAACTGAGGAGTAGTGTCTCCTAAAATTTCAGTAGTGATACCAGTAAGACTAGTGTAAGGATAGGCAGTAGCATCACTTAAGTCAAATGCTGGTGTTGCATCAGTATCACCTAAGTTAAGTGTTACACCACCGATAGCAATGCTAGAGTTTGCTAATTTAGCATTAGCAATAGAACCGGCAAGTTGAGTATTAGTTATAGTTCCAACTAAACTAGAAGTGGGGTAAGCAGTAGCATCAGAAAGATCAAATGCTGGTGTCGCATCTGAAGCACCAAGAGAAAGACTTATACCACCATAAGAGACACTAGAATTTGCTAATTTAGCATTTGCTATTGAACCTGCTAACTGAGTATTGGTAATGGTTCCTGATAAGGATGAAGTAGGATAGTTGGTGGCATCAGAAAGATCAAATGCTGGTGT